TTAAAGGTTTCGCAAACTATGGGTATGTCAGCTGTTCAAGGACACTACCATACAAAATTTTTAATTAGTTATTGGGCTAACCCTGACAACTTGTTTTTTGCAATGAATGTGGGGTGCATGATAAATCAAAAAAGTATGGCGTTTAATTATGCAAAGAATTTTAAAACTAGGTTTATTCTAGGTTGTGCTATTATTTTAGATGGAATACCAAAATTATTACCTTTAGTCTTGAATAATAATGGGGATTGGATTAAAAAGCTTGTATGAGTTCAAATAAGCTAAAAAATACCCTTTTAAAGAGCCATAGAGCAACGCAGAGCAACGATTCAGCATTTTCTGACCAAGTGGGTGGAGATTGGTATAAAAAGCTTAAAATCCAACCTTTAGATTATGCTATGGATAATAACCTTAATGCTTGTCAAACAAAGGTAGTTAAATATATATCAAGGTATAATTTAAAACATAAAAGTATTAAAGAACAAATTAAGGATTTAAATAAAGCAAAGCATGTTATTGATATGCTTATAGAAAAAATACAGGAAA